TCAACATCGGACCCATTCACGTTTCTCTACGTGAGGCCGAAGACTTATAAAAGTCTCGGCACTGTGCATCCTGTCACGGGTCGTCTCCAAAGCGTGCCGAAAAACACCCACCTGATTAAGATCGCTAAAGGAGCGATCCCTCTGGCAGGTCAGCCATCGTCAGTAATGACGGTGCGCTGCATGCTAGAGATTCCGGCGGGCTCGGACACTGCGGATCCTGCAAACCTTCGGGCAGCAATTTCGCTGCTCGTTGGTGCCCTAAACCAGCTATCTGCTGGATTAGGTGACACCTTGGTTACAGGAGTTGCCTAGCCTAACGGCTAGGTGATGACGGTACCGTGAAGAAGACCAGTGGTTTTATTACCCTCGTCGTAGCGGTCTTAATCTGGACGGCTTATGTTGGTGTCTACTGCAGTATTTCTGCAGAAGGCATCAGCTGCGGCCCATGGATTACGAAAGTTATCCAGAATCCGGGATAAGACCACCAAAGGAGCGTGAGTATGCAATCATTTGCTACTGCGTTTCAGCACCTTCAGGACGACTTGCCCAAGACAGACCATATCCTTACATCGGATATGGATTTATCGTCGGCACAATCGCTCTGGCTGAAGAATTCGTTCCTCAAGAAATTTGAGGATTCGAAGTCTTCGGACGCAGACTCGAAAGCGCTCGGACTTTTTATTCGAAGTAACGAGCGATGTAAGAGTTTTGCGTTGAATCCACAGCAATTGTTTCAGGACGTACTGATCAATGAGGTCAAAAGCCTCATGGATTCGTATTTCCACGACGGCCCGAATCTGACGTTGGACCTCTCTTCGATTTCTGGAGGTTTGATGACAGGCCCGGGAGCTAGTAGAGGGGTCGTTTCGGACAACTTTTATACAAAGTTATTCGATTCGAACCTCACTAGTACAAGCGAGCGTCTTTACAGGGATTACCGGTGCGCTATAGTTGATTGGCCGACTTGGAATCTCGCTGAAATTGCGCGTGAAAACCATGTACGGCACGCTATAGTGGAAGGTAACCGTCTTTCCTTTGTTCCTAAAACGTCAGCAATCTCGCGTACAATCTGCACCGAGCCCAATTTGAATATGCTTTTTCAGAAAGGAATCGGTTCCTTTATCGAAGGACAGCTGCTACACCGTTGGAAGCATTCAATGGCGACGCAACAGTTCATCAATAGAAGGATGGCGCAACTTGGTAGTATCGATGGTTCTTTTGGAACTATCGACCTATCATGCGCGTCAGACAGTGTGTCTCTCAATCTCCTTCGTGATATCTTGCCATCATATGTATATAGATGGCTCGAACGAACGAGGAGTCCAAGTGTCATTCTTCCAGATGGCACGAGGGTTGAGTTACACATGGTATCGAGCATGGGGAATGGTTTCACTTTCCCTTTGCAAACGATACTATTCGCGAGCATAGTTGTGGCCAGCTACGGTATTCTGAGCATTCCGCTCGTGGACCGTTCCTCAAAGACCATGAACTTCGGAGTATTCGGCGATGATATTATTGTGGTTCGTAAGAGCTACGATTTCATCGTACGTGCTCTGCAGCTTTTTGGTTTCGAGGTAAATGATGACAAGTCATTTAATACTGGACACTTCCGTGAGTCTTGTGGAGGGGATTACTTCCGGGGTAGAGATATCCGGGGAGTGTATATGAAACACCTCTCTACAAGCGCTGATGTTTACTCCATCATCAACCGTCTAGTAAGGTGGAGTGCGAGATCGGGCATAATGCTCTATAGCACCATCAGGTATCTTAGGACTCTGGTAGACTTTTTGCCAGTTCCTCTGGATGCTGGTGATGCTGAGGGTATTAAGGTCCCAATCGCGCCTCCAGGGATGCCATTGGATAAGCATACAGGTGGCGTTATTTATCGCTACCTCTCTGCCCGTCCGATGTCGTTCCGTCCCCCGACCGACGCTGATGAACTTCGAAACTATCCGCTTTCTAGGGGTCAGAAGAGGAAAATCTTCTTTAACCCTGACGGATTGTTGACAAGTGTAGTTGGAGGTTTTATTAGGGACGGACGTATCACGATCAGATCTGATCGTGTTAGGTTCAAAA